CGCTCCACGGAAGCGTTGTATTCGATAATGCTCGTGAGAGATAAGAGAGAATTTCATCAGTGCGTCTCCGCCCATGTTTTCCCGACCTTGGCCTCACCGTCGATCCGGATATTGTAGTTGAAGGACTCCCCGGCTTTCACGAAGCAAGGAAGAGCGGTAGCGACAAACTCTTCAGTGAACTCACGCTTGATGCGCCATTGCCACTCGTCGTGAATGTCGGCGACCTTGAAGCACCACTTGCTGTTACCACCAAGACGAATAGCTTCGTCAAGGAAGATCAAGGCTTGCTTCATCAAGCGGGACTCGTCACCTTGCAGCAGATACGGGATAACCATGTGAGGGGAAGGAACAATGACCTTCGTCCCGTCAATCAAGGTAATCCGCCCGGTCTTTGCTACCTCATCTTGCAGACGCTTGATGAGTTCGGGGAGAGTCGGAACAGCCCGGAAAAAGGCTGCCTTGCCTGCCTTGGCTTCGTCGAGAGTAACCTTAGCCTCGTTGGCAATACGAGCGTCTCCGGCACCCATCAGCGTAGCGTAGGTGATGGTCTTGGTAAGCGACCGCGATGAAAGCCCGAAGGTCTTCATGTTGGCCGTGTGAGGGTCGTCCGACAGGATAGCCTCGGTAAAGGCCGGGAGATTGAGATAGTGAGCAAGGTTGCGAAGCTGCATACCCTTGCCATCAATACCTACAAGGTCCCACTCTTTCGGATCACCGCACGTCCAGAGGTCGCGGCTCTCGTAAGTCCACATTCCAGCCTCGCCCATAAGGACGCCGTCTTTGCCGTGACGAACTCCGGGAATGTTCGCGGAGTTAGGTTTGGAGTGTTTGTATCGGAGAGTGCTAGCAATGAACAACTGTCCGTGGATTGCCTTCGTCTTCTCGTTGTAGGCTTCCATCCACGTATTCACCATGTTGGCTCGTGAATTAATCACGATCCACTTACTTAGGGCTTTGACCTCCGGGAGCCCTGACGTCTCTGCGAACGCGAGAAGCTCGTCTTCGTCGACCTTCGGATTTCCGGCTTTTGTTCGATTGGCGGGTTCCCAGCCCAGATCAAGAAGCTTGTCAATTCTTTGCTTTGGACTTCCAAGGCTAAACTCGACCCAATCAAAGACGCGATAGCTTCCGGTGACACTGTCTCGTTCGACTTTGGGGTATTGTCCACAATGTCGAGTGAAGTTTGCAGTATCGCTACCATCCTTTCGAGTCGACTTCGGATATTCTGCGATGACCTCAAGTCGGGGCGGCCAAAGCTTGTAGATTTCATTCTTGAGTTCCTCTTCCCTAGCCCGCAGAGTCACGTAAAGCTGGTGGGCCTTTTCGTAATCGAACGGGAAGCCATTGCGATACTGTTTGTTCTGGATGATATTCCACGCCAGATGTTCGAGTTCAACGCCTCGCTCCGAGAACCCGACCTGACGCATCCGTTCCGACAGGCGTCGATACAAGAGTGCAGTCAAGCGAGTGTCACGCCGACAATACGTCAGCATTTCGGGAGTGTAGTGAGTGAAGTCGTCGAAGTCGAGCTTCGGGTAGCGCAGTCTTTCACCCCACGCTTTGAGAGAGTGTCCTCCTGTAAAGTTCGGGTCGTAAACTTGCGACAAGACGAAGGTGTCGACTACTCGCTTAGCCGGAATCTTGGCACCCCAGAAGCGGTTAAGCATCGGGGCGTCGTAGGACAGAAAGTTATGCCCGACGTAGATGATATCCGGGTGAGACTCCTGCCAGATGCGGAAGTCTGTGTCCGTGAGGAAATGAGTTTCCTCTTTCGTGACACAGTTGAGCAGGGTGACACAATATATCTTAGTCGCCTCGGAATAAAGGCCGTCGGCTTCGATATCGCAAGCCCAATGCCTTTCAGTCGGCGTCAGATACATAGTGGTTCCTTAGAAGGGGATATGACTGTCGTTCAGTGACAAGCCTTCCTCGTATTTGGTGATGGCGACGTCGTCGAGTTCAACCAAGCGTCCAGTGATATCGTCGAAGAACAACCACGCAGCCGGGCCTGTCCGACCACAGAAGCGATTCTTCTCCACCCAAACCTTCGTGATGTTGCGCCGCCACGGGTCAGGATTGGTAAGATCACGTTCGAGACGCAGGATGATATTCGCAAGCTGTTCGACGCCAGCGGTGCCACGGATTTGACCGTTACGGTTCTGGTGAATGACTGCGATCAAGGCTACATTCGCTTCCATACAGAAGGTCTTAAGCTTGGTCGTAATCTCGTCGAGTTGCTTACGTTCATCGCCGTTCTGATCGGACACTACAATCGACAAGTGATCGAGAACGATATACTTGCAGCCGAGCGCCGCCATGTGGCGAATCTTGGCGATGATTGCGTCGATTTCGTTTGAACCGAAGTGGTCGTAGATCACCACCCGAGACGTGTTGATGATTTCATCATACGCCTTCTTCATTTCATCGACGGTCTTTTCAGTGTCGGGGAGATTGAAACGCTTGTTTGCGTGTATCGACATAAGACCCAAGGCCAAGTCTGTATCGAGTTCCTCAAGGTGAAGGAAGCCGACGCCGTAACCCTTCTCTTTGACTTCGGGATTCATCAGCAGGCCGTATTCGATTTCCTTAAGGATCGACGTCTTACCTACGCCAGTGGGAGCGTTGATGACCACGAGTTCCGACAGGCGTACGCCGTAAGTCATCGCGTTGATACCCTCGAAAGGATACGGAGTCTGGAAATGCTGCGGACGATTCTGAATCTTGTCCCACATATCCGGACCGAAGACAAGCCCATCTGGCATGAACTTCGGGGCCTTCCACCACTCCGACACGAAAATCTTAGGGTCGACACCGTTCTGGCGGTAATCGTTGGGGTCTTTTCCGTGTTCGAGGGTGAGAACTCGGCACTTACCGGGGGCAAAGAGTTCCGCAGCTTTGCGAGCGGACTCCTGTCCGGGGTAGAAGACGGTGCCATCGGGACGGGTCTTCGCTTCGTCCTTGTCGAAACACAGAACGATATCGTCGAACGAATCCAGATACTCGTAGTTGCGCTTGATATCGGCTACGGCGCTACCAGCCGACGCTACCGAAACTACCGGATAGCGAGAGCCAAGCAGGACCCAAGCCGAGGGCGCGTCGAGTTCGCCTTCTACGACCGTGATAGATTTTGCACAACCGGGTGGAAAAAGATGTTGACCGAAGAGTTCAGCAGTTCGGATGGCATCACGATCAGGGGCTCCCCAGTGGAATGCCTTCTCCGACCTCTTGCGAATCTTGTTCGCTACGTGCCGACCATCCTTGAAGTATGGGTAGCGGTGGGCTACGTCCACGTCCTTGTCGACATTGACGTCGATGGAATACTTCTTGATGGCTTCTTCGGGGAGTCCACGCTTGGGGATGGCGCGGAAGACGTCGGTGAGCGGAGTCACCTTACTGTCAGCTAGACCTTTCTCGGACATTTCGTATGTCTCTTTCTGTTGGCCCGTGGGCGAATAATACTTGTCACAGACAAAGCAGTGACCGTGACCGTCGTCATACCACCCGACAGCGTCGGATGAACCACACGCCTCGCATGGGCCGTGTTCGACGAAGGCAGACGATTGTTTCATCGGCTTCTTCCGTCCGCTTGCTAGTATATTACTAGATATAATACTAAATCATTTACTAATTATATACTATATCTTATACTAGATATTATAACGAGAAACGACAGAGTTGTCAAGTAAAATCGACATAGTCGATGTAATAAAAATGACAACACCTTGAAAACATGGGATTAATCGTTGATGTGCGAATCCATGTAAGGGTCGTCCTCGTCCTCGTCGGGCGGGTTGTCATGGACAATCCACGACAGGTAGATATCGGTGGAATCCCCGGCGGAGAGGTCATCGTCGGCAGCCGTTACCTGATCCTTGTCGCCTTCAACGAGGTCGTTGATGACGGCCATACAGGTTTCGCAAGGCTCGTAGTCCTTGTGGTCTTCGTTGTAGTTGGGGGTGTCGATGACCTTGTCACAGATGTAACATCTCATTGTTTTTATTTCCTTTTTCGAGATACTGTGAATGGGGCAGTGAGGATG